ATGCTGGTGATGCGTTTAGTAAAGTGCTTAATGACTTGCACGAACAATGTCTCAATTATCCACCGAAGTCTCTCGGGTTCTACGAATACAGCGCACCACCCTTTTGCGACATTTGGGATCGTAAAGCGTGGGCAATGGCCAATCCGAGCCTGGGATATTTGATATCGGAGGAAGCCATCGAGGAGACGATTGCAACTTCAACAATCGAAGCTGCAAGAACGGAAAGTTTGTGTCAATGGGTTTCGTCATTGTCCTCACCTTGGACTCCAAATTCATGGGAAGATATCTGTGATCGATCAATGGAGATGTTCCCAGGGCCTTTAACTATGTTCGCCTTTGATATTGATATGAGCCGCAGAAATGCAGCTCTTATGGCTGGACAAATACTTCCAGATGGCAGAATCGGCGTTGCGCTAGTCCAAACATGGGAATCCAACATTTCTGTAGATGAATTGAAGATTGCAGCCGATATTAAGGCTTGGTGTGATCAGTACAAACCCAGAGTAGTTTTGTACGATCGTTACACAACTCTCGCAGTCGCTGAAAGGCTTCAGAACGCAGGAGTTATGGTAGAAACCATTGTCGGAGCTGAGTTCTATGCTGCATGTTCGACTCTTAAGGACTCGATTGACAATCGCAGAGTTGTTCACGCAGGACAACAAATCTTGGACGACCAGATGAATAACTGCGGAGCAAAATCCACAGACTCATCTTGGCGCATCATTCGCAAAGCTAGCGCTGGCCCAGTAGTGGGCCCGATATCACTTGCAATGTTGGTGAGCCGATTATCTCAACCGCAATCTAAACCACAGATAGTTGCCTAGACACAAAGTAACTAAATTGTCAAGAATTAGACAAAGTATGGTAAGATGTCTATATGGGTATTTTCTCGCGCAATAAGCCAGAACCAAAATCTTCTATATTAGCCCAATACGCCCCACAGATTATGGGCGATAGTCAAACTCTTTACAATTATGGATTTGTCAATGTTCACCGCAATGCCGCAATGTCAGTTCCTACTGTTGCTCGATGTCGCAATCTAATTGCAGGAACTATTGCTTCTCTGCCTTTAGAGCTTTATCGCAAAACAACAGGCGAAGAACTTGGATCACCGCTGTGGTTAGAACAACCATCTAAATCACAACCACGCGCCGTAACTATTAGCTGGACTGTTGATTCATTGCTTATGTATGGCTTAGCATATTGGCGCGTTACGGAATTATATGCAGATGATGGACGTCCAGCCAGGTTTGAATGGATTGCCAATACTCGCGTGACATTTGATTTAGATATTCATAATGTCTATGTCACAAATTATTATGTAGATGGGTCATCTGTTCCAATGGAAGGCTTAGGAAGTTTAGTCACATTCCAAGCGCTTGACGAAGGTATTTTGTCTCGCGGAGCGCGAACAATCCAATCAGCGATTGACATTGATAAGGCATCATCCATCGCGGCACAAACTCCACAACCAGGTGGCTTCATCAAGAACTCAGGGGCTGACCTTGATCCTAAAGAAGTTCAAGGATTATTAGCCGCATGGAAATCTGCTCGTCAAAATCGTGCAACTGCCTATTTGACAAGCACTCTTGATTACACGCCAGTTTCATTCTCACCCAAAGACATGATGTATGACGAAGCAAAACAATTCATGGCTACTGAAATTGCAAGAATGTGCAATGTTCCTGCAATATATGTTTCAGCGGACATGAATTCCAGTTATACCTACAGTAATTTGTTAGATTCTAGGAAAGATTTCGTCTCGTACTCTTTACAGCCATTCATTTCGGCGATTGAAGATCGTCTATCTATGGACGACATTACAGCGCGTGGCAATGTAGTTAAATTTGCAATCAACGACACATTCCTACGTCAAGACCCATTACAAGAATTATTAGTTATCGAAAAACTGCTTTCACTTGGACTCATCACAGTAGAACAAGCGATGGAAATGACAGATCAAACACCTAACGGAAATGAGGGGATGACATCTTGAAGATTACCTTCGATGCAGCCTTCGCTGCTGATGTTCAGGCATCAAGCGAAACTAGACAAATCAGCGGAAAGATTGTTCCTCTCGGAACTGAAACAGGTAACACATCCGCTGGCCCAGTAGTATTTGAGCGCGGATCAATCGAGATTCCAGAACCAAAGACTGTGCGACTTCTTGATGCGCATAATGTCAAGGCCCCATTAGGCCGCGCTCAATCTTTTACAGAAACAGATGATGCGATTTTTGCATCGTTTAAGATAAGCAATTCATCACGCGGAACAGATGCTCTCATCCTTGCAAGCGAAGGATTACAAGCTGGACTTTCAGTAGGCGTTGAAGTACTAAAGTCATCAATTCAAAAAGGTGTTATCCATGTCACCGCAGCAAAACTCATGGAAGTAAGTTTAGTAACAGAGCCAGCGTTTAAGTCTGCTCAAGTTACTGATATCGCAGCAGAGGAAACTGAACAAGTAGCCGAAGCAGCAACAGAAACCCAACCATCAAACGAAAGCGAGACAGCTGTGGAGAATACTCCAGAGACAGTTGCAGCACCAGAAGTGGAAGCAGCAGCGGTTGAAGCTGCTCGTCCAACTGTTACTGCAATGGCATATACAACTCCAAGAATTGAAGTTACAAAGCGTAACTACTTGGAAAACACAATCAAGGCAAACCTAAATGGCGATGATGAAGCTCGTCAATGGCTACGCGCTGCTGACAATGACCAATCAACAGGCGCAGGATTTATTCCAACACCACAAAGCACACAACTTCTTAACTTCCTTTCTAACGCAGATCGCCCAGTAATTGATTCAATCACTCGTGGAACAATGCCAGAATTTGGAAAAACATTTGAACTTCCAAAGATTACTGAAGTTCCTCTAGTTGATCAGATTGATGAAAATGGTGCAGTTACAGAATCACAACTTGAAGCATCATATATCACAGTTACAAAGAAGTCTTTCAAGGGTCGTGCAATCACAACTCTCGAATTGCTAACAAATTCAACACCTGCTTTCCTAGATGAGCTTCTAGTTCAGATGGAGTTTGCTTACGCAAAAGACACAGAAACATATGTAACAGGTGAGATTGCTAACAATGGAACTCTTAACGCAACAGCGCAAGCTAACTCAGCTGATGGATTGCTTAAGTACATTTCAAGCGCAGCTGCTGCTGTTTATTCAGCGTCACTTGGCTTTGCTCGCAACATTGTTGTGACACCTGGCCAATGGGCTAACATCATGTCATACAACGATCAAGGACGACCAATTTACATTGCGGCAAATCCTCAAAATGCGGGCGGTGCGCTTTCACCTCTCAGTGTTCGTGGTTCAGTTGCAGGTCTAGACCTTCGCGTATCTCGTTACATGACATCATCTGCACCAGCAGGTACAGGCGATTACTCAATGCTTGTTGTAAATCCAGATGCTTACACATGGTACGAGGGTGCTCGTCAGCAACTTCGCACTAACATCAACTCAGACGGAACAGTAGACATTCTGCTATTCGGTCAGGGAGCACTTGCCACCAAGCTAGGTGCAGGCGCAAACTGGTTTAACCTAACCTGATAGAAACACCCTAAGTCGCTGGGAGTGGGGCGCAGCCCTTGCTCCACTCCCAGTCTTTAGAAAGGATTGCAAATGGCATTGACAACAGTTTCAGAACTCCGCACAACTCTCGGAGTCGGTACGTTGTACACAGATGCCGTTTTGCAGGAAGTGTGTGACGCCGCAGATGCAGTTTTACTTCCTATGTTATGGACTCCTACTTACTTCACAGTAGCTCATGGCAACATTGTCGGTACAGGAACTTTATACTTTGACATTCCTGTTAAAGAAATCTTTTATGTAGGTCAAACTGTTACTATTGCTAACTCAGGTTCTGCCTATGCAGGCAGCAAAGTCCTAACAGCAGTTGGCGATTATTCTATTAGCATGGCTACAAATCACAGCACAGTACAACCTAAACATGCTATTGCACCTTTTGGAACAGTTGCTTCAAGAACTTACACAGACTGGACAACAGACACAGCAGTCCAAAATGCAGCTCTCATGATTTCAGTTGAAATCTGGCAGGCTCGCACCACAACACTCAATGGTGCTAACACAATCGACTTTCAGCCATCGCCTTATCGCATGTCTGCACAGCTCCTAGCAAAAGTGAGAGGGCTTATTGCTCACGCCCTTGATCCACGTTCGATGGTCGGATAATGCCAGTTGCTCTTACTACTCTTAGAACCACGATTGCGACTGCTTTAGTCGATAACTCAAAGTGGCAGGTTTTTGCATTCCCACCAGCCACAGTTCTTGCCAACTCAGTAATTGTTTCGCCCTCTGATCCTTATCTTGAGCCAAACAACAATCAGCACGCCACGATTGCACCAACAGCTAACTTTAAGATAATCATCACAGTACCTTTGTTCGATAACGAAGGAAACCTTAATGGAATTGAAGATGCCTTAGTTGGCGTGTTCAACAAACTCGCAGCATCCACCTTGACATATAATGTGGGAGCAATAAGCCAGCCAAGCGTTCTTAACGCGGCATCTGGTGACTTGCTTACCTGTGAGATGTCATTATCCGTTCTAACTACTTGGAGCTAAACCATGACCGATATGGAACAATGGGAAAAAGATAACGAAGCATTCCTGGCTAAAATCGGTCAGGTAAAGCAAGCAGCACCAAAGCCAACATCTACTAAGAAAGACGAGGAATAATCCTAATGGCTGTATTTCTAAACAACAACGTCGGCGTTAAGATTAACACTGTTGATCTTAGTGACCATGTAACATCAGTGACAATTAACCGCGTATTCGATGAACTCGAAGTAACAGCGATGGGTGACACAGCTCACAAGTTCGTAAAAGGCTTAGAAGCATCAACTGTCACAATCGACTTCTTAAACGACACAGCAACAGCAAGCGTTCTTCCAACACTTCAAGCTGCATGGGGAACAACAGTCACAGCTGTATTCCTACAGACAAAAGGAACAGCAGTATCTGCTACAAACCCACTTTACACAGTTTCATTGCTTATCAATAACACAACAGACATCAATGGTGCTGTTGGCGATATGGGTATGCAATCAATTACATTTACTGCTAACTCAACAGTTGCAGTAGCCACAACAGGTACTTTCTAAACAACTAAACTAAGGGGCAAATCATGGCAAAGTTAAAAGTAACAAGGGCAGATGGATCAGTTGGGGAATACCCAATCACTCCATTGGTGCAGTATGGTTTTGAGATTTACGCTAAGAAGGGCTTTCACAAAGCGTTTATCGAAGATCAGAAGCAAAGCGATATCTTCTGGCTAGCCTGGGAATGTATCCGCCGTTCGGGTGAAACTGTTAAGCCATTTGGAGAGCAATTCATTGAAACCTTGACAGTAGTCGAGGTCTTAGATGATGACCCTTTGGCTTAGGGCGCGACTCGATCACCTATCTGATTGCTAAATTAAGTGTCAGACTCGGGATCGCGCCACAACAATTATTAGAGCTAGATGAAGTAATGCTAAAGAACCTAATCAAGGTTCTACAAGATGAAGCAAAGGAGCAACGAGATGCCAGTCGTAGAATTAAGAGGTAACTCTGATCTACGCAAAGCACTTCGCCGCTTCGCTCCCGATCTAGACAAAGAATTAAAGGCTGAACTTCGCAAAGCTCTTTCTCCAGTTGTGAGAAAAGCTAGAGGCTATGTTGAATCTAATCCAATGAGTAATTGGAGCGATAGTAAATCAACTGGTGCAGCTTTTCCTAAATATGATTCTTCTGCAATTAGACGTGGGATTGGATATTCAACAAGCCCAACAAAGATAAACCGCAATGGCTTTTCTGGTATGGCTAAAGTCTTTAACAGAACTGCCGCTGGTGCTATTTATGAGCAAGCTGGAATAGTTCCTCCAGGAAAAGGCCAGCCTTGGTCAGGCCCGAAAGGCCCTAAAGGCGGTCGATACTCACAATCATCTTATGAGGGCGCTGGCGAGCAATTCATCAACAACTTGCCACCTCTTACATCCAGCCTCAAAGGTCGAGGCCGTTTAATTTATCGTGCTTGGGCTGAATCGAGAGGGCTGGCAGAGGGCGCTGCAATGCGAGCTATTGACAAAGCAACGCGCACCTTTAACCAGAGAAGTCAATCCACCACACTTAGGAGAGTCGCCTAATGGCATTGCCAGAGATTGTTATTGGCTCGAAGTTAGATGCCAAAGGATTCAAGCAAGCTGAGAGCGCCACAGATAAACTAGGTCGTTCAGTTAAGAATCTAGCAAGAACTTTAGGTTTAGCTTTTAGTGCTGCCGCTATTGTCAATTTTAGCAAAGCCGCTGTTAGGGCATCACTAGAAGCGCAAGCACAACAGCAACGCTTATCAGCACTTCTTAAAGTAACTAATGGCGCGACACAGGATCAGGTCAATGTCCTTAATGACCAAGCTGCCGCTTTAGAAAAAGTTGGTGTTGTATCTGGTGGTAATGTCACTCAAGTACAATCGCAACTTGCAACATTCGATCTTCAAATTGCAACTATCAAAGCTCTTACTCCAGCAATCCTTGATTATGTAGTTGCTGAAAAGGGTGCGACAGCATCTGCATCAGATTTCAAGTCCATGACCAATGGCCTTGCACAGGCTTTGAATGGCAACTTTACTTCCTTAACTCGCACAGGTTTTGTGCTAGATGATGTTACAAAAGACTTAATTAAAAACGGAACAGAGGCAGAGCGCGCAGCAGCTCTTGTTACTGTTCTAAACTCTACTTACAAAGATTTTAATAAGAACTTACGCGACACGCCTATGGGGCAATTCCAAGTTCTAGCCAATTCAGCAGAAGAAGCAAAGACCATTATCGGTACAGACCTGTTGGCTGCAATGAAAATGATTTCTGGGCCAGAAGGTATTGGCGGCGCTGCTACTGCAATGGAAGATCTTGCTACACAAATCGGCAACGTAATTTATGGCGTAGGACTTCTTACTTCTAAACTAAAATCTATCCCAATTCTAAAAGATGTCTTTGGTGCTTTTGGGGATGTTGCTCAATACAACCCAATTAAATTATTTGGTGATTTTGCTGCAAGGGATAAATCGAGACTTGCAGGCACTCCAGCCCAATCACCAGGACAGCGTATGGCTATTGATAAAGCCAACAAGGAAGCATTAAAACTTCAAAAGTCTAAGAACACGTTATCTAAAATTGATAATGAAAATACTACTCGCAAGTTAGTCCTTTCTGGTGATGAACTAGCGCTTAAGGAACTTGAGAAGAAGTTCGATGTAGAGCGCATTGGATTATACGCAGCTCTTAATGGCGCAACAGATGGTGAAACAAGGATGCGCCTATTGTCCTTAATTGCTATTCAAGAACAGAACACAGCTCTAGCAGGTCAAATCAAAGTTTCTGATGCTGCAACCACAGCAATGGAAGCATTTCGCCAAGTAATTATTGCATCTATAAAAGCAATGGTAGATAAAGTCAATGCTGAAATTGAGGCTTTAAATAAATTAACTGGTAAACAAAATAATGGAATGGGGCCTACTCCACCAGGCTTTGAAATTTTTGATGGTGGTAATGGCGGATATGAAGGTTTTGGTAGTGGAACAAGCAATCTAGGTAGTGGAAACTACGGCGGATTAGGCGGCGCTGGTCGTTACGGCGGCGGCGGCACTGCTGGTTCTCCTACGTTTATTATCAACGCATCAGGCATAGGCGATCAACAGATTGCATCAGTAGTTCAAAGCGCTCTCCAAGACCTAAATAGATATGGGAACTCAACAACCTTTGCTGGGGCTATCTAGTGTCATCTCCACCACCACCATTAGCTGAAGTACCAACTATCAATGCGGTCATTAACTTCTCTACTGGGCCATCCTTTGCTCAGGCTTTTATTATTGGCTCAGGTATTTTTGGCACAAACGTATTAGCCGATAGCTCATCAGTCATTGTCGATGTTTCAAATCAAGTTGATAAAATTGATACTAGCAGAGGGCGAAATGCACAGGCAGACCAATTCCAGACAGGTCAATTAAGCCTTCGCATTGTTGATATGAATGGTGATTTCAACAGCCAGAACGTCAATTCTCCCTACTTTGGGCTTCTTAACCCGATGCGTAAAGTTCAAATAACAGCAACTTATTCATTTGTCACTTACCCAATTTTTTCAGGTTTTATTACAGGATACTCAACTACAACGCCTAAGTTTGTTGGCGACATAGTTTATACAACAATCACAGCCGTTGATGCCGCTAGATTGGCACAGAACGCTCAGATTTCAACAGTCACAGACTCAGGTGCTGGTCAGTTATCTGGTACTCGAATCAATAAGATTCTTGACCAAATCGGATGGCCTGCTTCAATGCGTGATATTGATGCTGGACAGACAACCATGCAAGCAGACCCTGGTACTCCTAGAACAGCCCTAGAAGCCATGCAGAAGGTTGAAATAAGCGAATACGGTGCTTTGTATGTTGATGGTGCTGGAGAGTTTGTATTCCAAGATAGAGCTTTTACAACTAGCAGCGTAAATGGCACCCCAGTGGTTTTTAACGATGATGGCACAGGGATTGAATACTTTAATGCTATCTGGCTTCTTAATGACGTTCTTATCTACAACTCAGCCCAGATAACACGCGCAGGCGGCACGACTCAAAATGCTATCAACCAGGATTCAATCGATAAGTATTTTGTACACTCCTATAACCAGCAAGACCTGCTCATGGAAACCGATGCCGAAGCTCTTAATTATGGTCGGGCTTACGTGGCCTCCAGAGCAGAAACCACAACTCGATGTGATGCCATTACCCTTGACCTCTATACAGATAATTATGATGCAGGAATTACGGCGGCCCTTGACCTAGACTTCTTTGATCCAGTAACTATTACAACCACACAACCAGGCTCATCAGCCTTGACTAAAACTTTGCAGGTGTTTGGGGTTGCTCACAGCATCACCCCTAATTCTTGGAAAACCCAATTCACCACCCTGGAACCTATAATCAATGGATTCATTATTGGATCGGCATTATACGGTATTCTAGGCACTAGCGTTCTATCTTACTAAGGAGTAAAAATGGCAACAGGATTCCCAGCCGTTACAGGACAAGTTATGACTGCCGACATGTTCAATGGCTTGGTGTCATTTACCCTGAACGCACAGACAGGCACAACCTACACAACAGTTCTCAATGACTCATATCAGGTGTTAGTCACCATGAGCAATGCAGCAGCTAATGCGTTCAAGATTCCAACCAACGCATCTGTAGCTCACCCAATCGGTACTGTTATTACAGTCCTTAACATCGGTGCTGGACTTACAACTATTTCAGCAGTTACATCAGGTACAACAACAATTCTTTCAGCAGGTGCAACAGCAGCTTCTCCAACACTTTCACAATATCGATCTGCTGCATGTATTAAAACTGGCACAGATGCTTGGTATATTGTTGGAGCAATCGGATAATGATTGGCAACTGTGTAACAGCCATTTCTGGTAGACCAATTCCACCAGTAGTAACAGGTGGAACTTTATCCAGCGACGCAACTTATTTTTACAGAACCTTTACATCCAATGGCACTTTAGCTGTTACTAATGCTGGTATTACTATGGACATTTTAGTCATAGGCGGCGGCGGCGGTGGCGGCACAGGTGGTGCAAGCGGCACAGGACTTATCGGCGGAGGCGGTGGTGCAGGTGGAGTTACGGCATCTTTGACTCAAAGTATCAGTGCTGGTACATCGTGGGCAGTAGTAATTGGTGGCGGTGGCGGTTCTGCAACAAATGGAACAGCATCAACAATTAACACAAGCAGTTATACATCTGCTGGCGGCGGTGCTGGCAGCAATGCGACAGTAAATGTTAATGGTGCAACTGGTGCATCTGGCGGCGGTGCTGGAACAAGTAACGCTGCTGGTGGAACTGGCGGTTCTGCAACAAATGGTTTTGCTGGTGGTAATGCTTTCTACATTGCTTCTCCAGGAACAAACCGAGCTGGTGGCGGTGGAGGTGGAGCAGGTGCCCTAGGTGGAAATGGTGCTTCGGCAGATGGTGGTGATGGTGGAATTGGTACAGATGTTTACTCAACATGGGCCAGTGCAACCTCAAGCGGTCAGTCTGGTTATTACGGTGGCGGTGGCGGTGGAGCCGCAGGTTCAGGTATTGCTGGTTCAGGCGGCCTAGGCGGCGGTGGCAATGGTGGTTTTTCAGTTTCAGTTGCAGGTGTAGCCAACACAGGCGGCGGCGGTGGCGGTTCAGGTTCTACCAATGCTGGAAAAGCAGGCGGTTCAGGTTTAGTAATTGTTCGTTACTTGAAATCGGCGGTGTAAATATGTCTCACTTTGCAGAATTAAATAATGACAATAAAGTAATCAGAGTTGTTGTAGGCGACAACAATGACCCAGCAGGCGATGAAGGCTATCAATGGATTATAGATAATCTTGGTGGGCGCTGGGTTCAAACTTCTTACAATGGAAACTTTCGTGGAGTCTTTGCAGGTATTGGATTTACCTATGACTCTGTACGAGATATCTTTATCGATCCTTCACCACATGTATTTACGGAATTAGGCCAAGATGAAGCCTCTACTCTGTAAAGCTGGTCAGCAACTTCGTGAGCAGCTTGACGACGCATTTCCACATCGTGAGCGCAAGAGTGATGGTTGGATAGGCGATGCCGCACACTCCAATCGTAAGAGTGACCACAATCCCGATCCGTCTAACGGAATCGTCAGGGCTATTGATGTGGATAAGGACTTCGACTCACGCCCCAGCACAGGTGTTTATCTTGCCGACCAAATACGCCTATGCGCCAAGAAGGATAAGCGAATCTCCTACATCATCTATGCAGGAAAGATTGCCTCAGCTAAATCGCTTTGGCGTTGGAGAACTTATTCTGGCATTAACAGCCACCATGCTCATATTCATATCAGCTTTACCAAGAAAGGCGATCAGAATGGTCGCTGGTTTGACATCCCGATGCTAGGAGCAACACGTGAAAATGACTAAGAGTACAAAGAACGCAATCAAGTCTTACCTAAAGGCTGTAGCAGTTTCAGCCATAACTCTAGGACTTGCCCTAGTTGCAGACATTCGTCCTGAATATGCAGTTCTTGCTGCTGCTTTAGTTGCGCCTATCGTCAAGTACCTCGATCCTCAAGATGAGCAAGTCGGCTAATGTCACAGCAGGACTTCTTCACGCTATACATAGCGACAATCTCAGTCATCGGTGGACTTGCAGGTTATGTCATCACGCATTTGTTGAGTGAAATTAAACGACTCAATACGCGTGTCGATGAAATCTATAACATCTTATTAGAGCGATAATTTTTGTCATGGCAAGAAGAGCGACTAAAGCGCTAGAAGATCAGGGCTACTCAAAGCTCGATGCTTACTGCATTGGGTTACATGAGTTCTATAAATCGCTTAAACGAGCAGGGTTTCCAGATTCAATCTGTATGTCCATGATAATGGAGAAATCTGCTTATCCTGACTGGCTTTTGCCTAATCCAATCAACCCAAATATCCCAGAGCCAGACTGGTATGACGATGAGGATGAATGAAAAGAACTGTTGTAGTTCCAGACTTACAAGTTCCCTATCACGATCCAGTAGCAGTCAAAAATGTTGCGGCGTTTATTAAGGCTGTACGGCCCGATTCTGTTGTCACTCTCGGTGATGAAATCGATCTCCCACAAATATCCCGATGGACAGAGAACACTCCAGGATGGTACGAACAGACACTAGCTGCTGACAGAGATGAAGCAGTAGAGGTTCTTTGGTCATTGGTTGAGCATGCTAAAGAAGCTCACATGATCCGTAGCAATCACACAGACAGACTCTACAACGTCACAATGAAAAAGATTCCAGCGTTCTTGGCATTGCCTGAGTTGCGCTTTGAAAAGTTCATGAAGCTTGATGAACTAGGCATTACCTATCACAAGAAGCCGTATGCCATTGCTAGGGGCATTGTGGCAGTTCATGGGGATGAGCAGAGCGTAAAGCCTACGCCTGGCCTTACAGCCCTTGAGGCGGCTCGTAGGCATGGTATTAGCGTTATCTGTGGACACACTCACAGAGCAGGTCAATCGGCCTTCACGGAGGCCTCTGGAGGCCGTATAGGCCGTATCTTGAGGGGATGGGAAGCAGGGCATCTCATGGATGTCAGACAGGCTCATTACACTAAAGGAACAATGAACTGGCAGCAAGCCTTTATTATCATTGAGGAGATTGGCACAAACGTGCAGGTCAGCCTCATTAACCTTGAGAAGGATGGTACTTTTGTTGTGTCAGGTAAGAGATATGGGCGCGCTCGTTAATGACGTGCGCCGCGATATAGATGATCAAGTTGATGATTCAGAATTATTGCCGTTTCGTCATTGAAATGTACTTGACGTACCCCAATTAAATGCGACACTAATCCTGTACCCAATCAAGGGCATTGGGGCAGTTAGGGCAGATAATGAACTCATTAACAATCCTCACAGTAGTTGGAATAGCAGTAGCGCTGTACTTTGCTTTCAGATGGGGTCAGGAAACTGGCTACGATGAAGGCCTAGTCGATGGTCGCAAAGCTGTAAGAAAGTATTACGAGCAGGTGGGTAAGTGAAAGCCACAGAAGCGCTCATCAATGCAATCGACATCATGCAAGATCGTGGCAAAGTCTATGGTCATCCGCGAATCAATCAAGGTCGGATATCTCAAAGGCTATCCAATCTATTCGATTTCCCAATCACAGACGCTCAAGCTGCACTTGCAATGGTCGAGGTTAAACTCGCCAGAATCACAGAAACGCCAGGACACACAGATTCTTACATTGATGCAATAGCGTATCTGGCAATAGCACTGCAACTTCAAACAGAGGATGACGAACTTTATGTTTAACCTAGAAGATTATGAAACAGTAGAAGTAAGACTGGAGAAGTTCATCAAGGACTTCCCAGATTTTCGAGTCGAAACAGAGTTAGTGAGTTTCTTAAATGACAGATACATTGTTAAAGCATGGATTTATCGTACTTTCGCTGATAGCACGCCGTTCTCCAGCGGGCTCGCTGAGGAAACGATTAGCAGTCGAGGCGTTAATGCAACTAGCGCATTGGAAAACTGTGAAACTAGCGCGATCGGCAGAGCGCTTGCGAACGCTGGTTATGCAAGCAAGGGTAAACGACCAAGTAAATCAGAAATGGTTAAGGTCGCAAGAGCAAAGTTCTCAGAGCCAGCAAAAGAGTATATCCCTGTCGTGAATGAAGCAGACCCTTGGACAATAAAGACAGTTGCAGCACCAAGCACATCAGCTGAAGCAGTCGCTGTAGTCAAGGACATTATAGGCGGCACAACTGACAAGGATGTGCCGCGCTGTCCTCATGGGGAGCGCATTTGGGCTCACGGAATGACAAAGGCTAACAAGCCGTGGGGTCATTTTAAGTGCATCGCAGCAGCTACTGGTGAGATGAACAGATGCCCAAAGGGTGAAGATGTTATTTGGTATGAGATAAGTCCAGAAGGCAACTGGAGACCACAGAAGGTTAGGGCTTAACATGGGTGAAATGGTAATCTTTGATGATGGCACCGCAACCATCATGGGCGGAGAGTTCGAAGAACCGCAGGATATTGTTATCTATTGCGATCTTTGCAATGAGCCTGTGGCTATTACTCCAGAGTTTAATGACAAAGTGTTTCTCACCTGTATGAGATGCCACGCAGTAAGCCATATAGCATTAAAGACATCCAAAGAAGCTGAGGAAGAATGACCTTAGCCTACATGCCAGCATCAAAGACAGATGACTGGGCTACTCCACAGTATCTATTTGATGAGTGGAATGCCAAGTATGATTTTGACTTGGATGCAGCAGCTTCAAGCGAGAATTACAAATGTGCGAACTGGTATGGCCTAGACCATCCAGATGCTGACAGGCGTGATGGCTTAGCTCAGGCATGGACAGGCAAGACATGGGTTAATCCGCCTTATGGCAAGGTGTTAAATCAATGGGTAGGTCATGCAGCAGAGCAGCTAAGCCCTGTTGTGATGCTTTTACCAGCTAGGACAGACACACGTTGGTTTCACTTATATTGCATCAATCAAAGAATTACATTCATCAAGGGGCGTGTTAAGTTTGGTGGCAATGCCAATGCTGCTCCCTTTCCTAGCATGATTGTCGAGTTTCATGCCTAATCACAGGCGTAATAGAGGCTTAGCGACTGAACGCTTAGTAGCTGACTACTTGAGGGGGTGGTGGCACTACGCTACAGTCGGTCGAGGGGCTGATCCGTCTGGTGACATTGTTAATCTTCCATTCGATGTGGAAGTTAAGGGTGTTGCTAAGTTCCAGCCTCTAGCATGGCTTCGCCAGAGCAAAGCAAGAACAGCTAAGAGTGGGAAACTTGGGGTAGTTGTTCTTCGCTGTAATGGTCAAGGGACATTAGTGTCTGAGTATGCGGCACTATTACCATTACACGCTCTGGTGGAGCTACTGCTTCGAGCAGGTTATGACAAGATACCTTTAGAGTTAAATCCCATCCGATGCAATAAGTGTGGTAGTTGGATCATTGAGAAGATGGAGTGTAAGACCTGTGAGAAAGAAGCCAATCATGCCGATCTATGAATATCGTTGTCCATTATGTAATACACAAATGGAGCTTGAACTATCTATGGATCATGATTTAGTTAGATGCACTAGCTGTGGCGCACAGGCTAATCGAATCTATTCAGTTCCTGGCTTAGTGTTCAAGGGTACTGGCTGGGGTAAGGACAAATGAGTGATGAATGGTACACGCCAGCAATTCTATTTAATCAACTTGGCGTTATATTTGATTTAGATGTAGCCGCACCCAAAAGCAATAAAGGTCATGTGCCAGCGGATCGCAAATACACCATAGAGGACGATGGTCTGATTCAACCTTGGATTGGTCGTGTGTGGATGAATCCGCCATATTCTAAACCTGCTCCTTGGATTGATAAATGGTTAAGTCATGGCAATGGAATTGCATTACTGCCTATGGCTAAATCTAAATGGTTTAATCAAATGATTGAATCAGATTCAAAGTTTATCGTATTGCCATCAGTGTTTAAGTTTGAAAGCCCAGAAGGAAAGTCATTAAGCCTAATGATGGGATCAACATTATGGGCTCTTGGTGAATCTAACATTGAAGCTATTGGAAGGATTTCAAAAGTCCGCTAACACGAAACGCCGTCCTGACCTGCACTTATAGAAATGGATTTGACATGAATGTTACACTCACAGGGCTAGAGCCCACCAAGGGCTCACAGCGAGCCGCTCAGCGGACAGCTCGCAGGGTAGCCATAGTGTTGGGGATAGCTCTATGCTTCTCCATAGGTTCAGCAGCAAGGGCGACAAACGATCCAACTACACGCATAACATCTAAGCAATATGCTAAAGGACAATTAACTACAAAGAATTGGAAATGTATAGCTGTTCTATATGGCAAAGAATCAGCATGGAATTGGAAAGCAGTAGGTAATCTAGAAGGTACACATAGGGTGTATGGCATACCTCAAGGTAAGAGTGAGTGGTTACGTACAGCCAATCCATTACAACAAATTGATTGGGGCTTACGATACATAGGCCATCGATATGGATACACTAATACACATGAAGGTAAGCAACCCAATACATGCAAAGCATTAGAACATTGGAAGCATAAGGGATGGCATTAAACCCAGCACATCGAGAGCTTGGCCTTCAACGATGGAAGGATCAACGCAAGCGCGTACTAAAGCGCGATGACTACATCTGCCAGTATTGCGGTGGTACTGCAACGCAGGTCGATCATGTAATCCCACGCAAGTCTGGCGGTGGGCATGAGATGGAGAACTTATTGGCGTGTTGTGGGCCTTGCAACCTACGCAAAGGAAGCAAATCAGAAGGCGTTTTTTTAGGCGCACACCCCCACCCCCCTGTTCTTCAAGAGCATTTGTACCCGAAAACCACCAGTACAGTCCAAGCTGGTCCTATGTCTGGCCAACCTAAACCAGAACTATGACGAATCAGTCCAAGTCTAAAAAGAAGCTTGTAGGGGATTTGAAACCTAGGCTTCACAGCCCTTGGCTTAAGGGCAAATCCAGAGTTGATGAAGTAGCACAATTCGCTGAGAAGATTGGTCAGCCATTATTGGCATGGCAACACTTAATCCTCAAAGATATGCTAACTGTTGATAAAAATAACATGTTTATTAAACGCAGCATACTTTTGTTAATCGCTAGGCAGTCAGGAAAGTCTCATTTAGCGCGTATGCGTGTTTTGGCAGGATTGTTCTGCTTTGGTGAGAAAGATATTTTGATCATGTCATCTAATCGAGCAATGGCTCTAAAATCCTTCAACATCATGGTGGACATCATTGAACGCAACGATTGGCTTCGATGCCAGTTAAAAGGCGGCGATATTAAGAAAGGCGTTTATCGCACCAATGGTCAAGAGCGCATTATCTTAGAATCAGGCGGACAGATAGAAGTTGTTGCAGCTACATCCGATGGAGCGCGTGGTCGGTCTGCTGACCTTCTATGGATCGATGAACTTCGAGAAGTATCAGAAGTGGCGATGGATGCTTCAAAGAGCGTTACATTGACCAGAGCCAACTCCCAGCGCATATTCACATCCAATGCTGGTGATGCGTTTAGTAAAGTGCTTAATGACTTGCACGAACAATGTCTCAATTATCCACCGAAGTCTCTCGGGTTCTACGAATACAGCGCACCACCCTTTTGCGACATTTGGGATCGTAAAGCATGGGCAATGGCAAATCCGAGCCTTGGCTATTTGATTTCCGAGGAAGCCATCGAGGAAACGATTGCAACTTCAACAATAGAAGCTGCTAGAACTGAAAGTTTGTGTCAATGGGTGTCGTCATTGTCCTCACCTTGGACACCAGGTTCATGGGAAGATATCTGTGATCGCGCAATGGAGATGTTCCCAGGGCCTTTAACTATGTTTGCCTTTGATATTGACATGAGCCGCCGAAATGCAGCTCTTATGGCTGGTCAAATCCTTCCAGATGGCAGAATCGGCGTTGCTCTAGTTCAAACGTGGGAATCCAACATCTCGGTGGATGAATTAAAGATTGCAGCCGATATTAAGGCTTGGTGTGATCAGTACAAACCCAGAGTAGTTTTGTACGATCGTTATACAACACTCGCAGTCGCTGAAAGACTACAGAACGCAGGAGTCATGGTAGAAACCATTGTTGGAGCTGAGTTTTATGCTGCCTGTTCGACTCTTAAAGATTCGATTGACAATCGGCGCGTTGTTCATGCAGGTCAACAAATCCTAGATGACCAGATGAATAACTGCGGAGCAAAATCCACAGACTCATCTTGGCGCATCATTCGCAAAGCTAGCGCTGGCCCAGTAGTCGGGCCGATATCACTTGCAATGTTGGTCAGCCGATTATCTCAACCGCAATCTAAACCACAGATAGTTGCCTAGACACAAAGTGCCTAAATTGTCAAGAATTAGACAAAGTATGGTAAGATGTCTACATGGGTATTTTCTCGCGCAATAAGCCAGAACCGAAATCTTCTATATTAGCCCAGTACGCCCCACAGATTATGGGCGATAGTCAAACTCTCTACAATTATGGCTTTGTTAATGTTCACCGCAACGCAGCAATGTCAGTTCCTACTGTTGCTCGATGTCGCAATCTAATTGCAGGAACTATTGCTTCTCTGCCTTTAGAGCTTTATCGCAAAACAACAGGCGAAGAACTTGGATCACCGCTGTGGTTA